GCAGCTTTGCAACAGCTTTTGAATGATGTTTTCAACGTCCTCACCCACATAACCGGCTTCGGTCAGGGTGGTGGCGTCAGCCATGACAAAAGGCACATTCAACATGCGCGCCATGGTTTGGGCCAATAAAGTTTTGCCAGAGCCTGTGGGGCCAATCAGCAAAATATTGCTCTTGGTCAGCTCGACATCGTCTTTCTTGGACGACGCTTTGTGCTTCAAGCGTTTGTAGTGGTTGTACACCGCCACGGCCAACGTGCGCTTGGCCGGTTCTTGGCCAATCACGTAGTTGTCGAGGTTAGCTTTGATTTCTGCGGGCGTGGGCAGGTCGTTGCCGTTTTCTTTGGCCGCTTCTAGACCTGGCAACTCGTCACGGATGATTTCATTGCACAAGTCAATGCACTCGTCGCAAATGAAGACCGAAGGGCCTGCGATGAGTTTTTTGACTTCGTGCTGGCTCTTACCGCAGAAGGTGCAGTACAGCGTTTTCTCGCCAGAAGCGCTTTTTTTATCAACCATGTCGTGTTTATGTTTGTGTGTGCGTTGTCTGTCGTTTAGCCGCGCTTGCTGATCACTTGATCAATCAAACCGTACTCTTTGGACTCGTCGGCACTCAGATAGTAATCGCGTTCGGTATCGCGCTCGATTTTCTCAAGCGGCTGGCCGGTACGCTCAGCCAAGATGCGGTTCAATTGGTCGCGCGTCTTCAAGATTTCACGGGCGTGAATCTCGATTTCTGTGGCTTGGCCACGAGTACCGCCCAAAGGCTGGTGAATCATGACCTTGGAGTTGGGCAAAGCAAAGCGCTTGCCCTTCTCGCCTGCGGCCAACAAGAACGCGCCCATGCTGGCGGCCATGCCGATACACAGCGTGGACACATGAGGCTTGATGAAGTTCATGGTGTCGAACACCGACATACCCGCACTCACCGAGCCGCCGGGGGAGTTGATGTAGAGCGAGATGTCCTTATCGGGGTTCTCGCTCTCAAGGAACAACAATTGCGCCACCACCAAGTTGGCGGTTTGGTCGTTGACCTCGCCCACCAAAAAGATCACGCGCTCTTTGAGCAAACGTGAATAGATGTCGTAAGACCGCTCGCCGCGGCCCGACTGCTCAATGACCATGGGGACCATGCCCAAGGCTTGTGTATCCAGTGCGCTCATGTTGTTTCCTTGTAGGAGGATCAGGCTTGACCCATCAATTCGTCGAATGAAATCGCTTTGGCGTTGACCTTAGCTTTAGACAAGATGAAGTCAGTCACGTTGTTTTCAATGACGATGGCTTCAACTTCGCCCAAACGGCTCATGTCGCTGTAGTACCAACGCACCACATCGGCTGGCTTCTCGTAGCTAGAGGCCAGTTCTTCGATGTGCGCTTTGATTTGCTCAGCCGTGGCTTGCAAGTTGTTGGCGCGAACCAAATCAGCCACCACCAAGCCCATGCGCACGCGCTTTTCAGCTTGTGGGCGGAACACGTCGTCAGGGATCGGGGCTTTGTCAGCGTCTTTGATGCCACGGGCCTTGAGGTCAGCGCGAGCGCCTTCGACCATGCGGTCGAGTTCAGCTTGCACGCTGGCGTTTGGCAGGTCGAGTTCAGCCTTAGTGGCCACAGCATCCAAAGCCGCTTGCTTGTTGCGACCCAACAAGCGGAATTTCACTTCGCGCTCGAGGTTGTTTTTGATGTCAGCGCGCAAGCCTGCCACGGTGGCTTCAGCCACGCCCAAAGACTTGGCCAATTCGTCGGTCACTTCTGGCAAGTGAGCGGCTTCGACTTTCTTCAAAGTCACCAAGAAATCGGATTGTTTGCCGGCCACGTCTTTGCCGTGGTAGTCAGCGGGGAAGCTCAGGGGGAAAGTCTTGCTTTCGCCCGACTTCATGCCGCGCACCGCATCTTCAAATTCTTTGAGCATTTGGCCTTCGCCGAGCAAGAACTGGAAGTCTTCGGCTTTGCCGCCTTGGAATGGCTCGCCGTCAATCTTGCCTTCGAAGTCGATGGTCACGCGGTCGCTGTCTTGAGCGGCACCGTCCAAGCCACGTTGGGCGAAGGTGCGGCGTTGCTTGCGCAAGATGTCGATGGTTTTGTCGATGGCAGCATCTGTCACTTCGGCAGACACGGTTTCAACGTCAACACCGGCCATGTCAGCAAACTTCACTTCTGGGTACACCTCGAAGATGGCTTCGAATTGCATTTCACCTTCAGGCGCGCCTTCTTTTTCAGTGATGCGGGGTTGGCCAGCAACACGCAATTTGGCTTCGTTGGTCGCCAATTGGAATGCTTCGCCCACTTTGTCGTTCATCACTTCGAACTGGGTGGAGTAGCCGTAGCGCTGAGCCACGATGTTCATCGGCACTTTGCCTGGACGGAAACCGTCAATCTTGACTTGGCGTGCCACGCGCTTCAAACGCACGTCCACTTCCTTGGTGATGATGTCCACAGGCAACGACAAGGTGATCTTGCGTTCCAATTTTTCCAAAGTTTCAACAGTCACGGCCATGTGGTTTCTCCTAAATTGGCATGGTCAGCAGCGGCCTTGTGGCCGCTTGCTATCAATCAAATGGTGCGCGGGGCGTGGGTCGTAAATCTAATTAAATCAACAACTTAAACCCGTAACGCGGGATTTGTGCGGGAATCGAGGCAAAGCCGAATTCCGACTAAGCCTTAAATTGTAGCAATAGGGGTGAGTATAGATGAGTGCCCCCATACGACTACCCTTGTGGGGCTGGGGGCTGCGCTATCGGCTCCATCCATAACCGGGGCCGCCACGGCAAGGTCTCCCGCACTGATATTGCCGCCTCAGTGCGCCGCGTGGACTTCGCGGTAATGTTGGCGGTGTTAAAGAAGATTTGCCTCTGTGGTCCTTCGCTTGACTAGGCCGGGCAGCACTCGGCCACCTCCGCGCACCCAGCGCATGAGTTGATCTTTGGCTTGGTCCCACTGGCCAGCATTGACCACCCGGCGAAGCGTTGACGCCTGCAAGGACCCAAGCCCCAAGTTGTAGGCAAAGTCAGCAATGGCGCTCAAGCGGTCGCCTTTGAGGTTTGGGCAAAGTGCGAGCGTGCCGCGTGAGAACTTGAGCGCATCCATGCGCATGCGCTGGTCGGCGTACTCTTGAGTCCATGCCCTGCCGGGGAAAACGTCAGCCCCAGTTGAGCCCCACCCGCACGTCCAAACGCCAGCCGGGCACAAGTACGGCACTAGCTTGCACCCTTCAAAGGTGCGAATCAGCTCATAGAGCGCGGCTAATTCAGCCTGCTCGTTTGTCACGGTTAATCACCCGGGTGGCGAAGTAGAAGCCGATGATTACGCCCACCAGCTCACGGTCCCAGTCGCTCATCTTCCAGCCTTGGGAATTCAGCGCGCACACCCAAAGGTAAAGCGCCAGCGAGGCGGCGGCTGGTCGGATGACGCCATTCCAAAGGTCAACCAACAAGATGCCCGTCTTCTCTGTGGCCCGGCTTGTTGCCTGCAAGAAAGCGTTGGCATCAATCCGGGCAATATCGGCGTCAGCTTGGACCATCACTTCTTTGACGCCCAACTCGGCTTGCAGTCGGATGCGCTCACAGTCGCGGGCATGCCGCTTATCGTCCAGCTCCGCTTGCAGGGTGAGCATGGCTTGCTCATGCTTGTGGTCTTGGGCTTTGGTCCACATGGCGGCCAGCTGGCCCCAAACCATGCGGAATGCCGCACCACCCAAGAAAGAAATAATCGCGCTCATTGATGCACCTCCATGCACTTGATGCTATGGGTGGGTGCACTCAATGGCGGACATTTATTGCAGGTCGTCGCGCTTGGTTCGCAAGATGTCGAGCTTGTCGCGCTGGCCTTGGTTGTAGCGCTCGCGGCTCTCGCTGGTCATGGACTGATTGCGGTTGGCGCTGCGAATGTTTGCCCGAATCTCGCGTTCCTCTTTGCTTATGTCGGCGCGCTGGTATTCGACGCCGCGCTCAGGGTCTACGGCGCGAATCTTGGTGCCTGTGAGCACGTCGGGCAACGTGGTCGAAAGCGGAATGGGGTCGCCTGCTTTGGTGCGCCCGGTGTACGGTCCAAACTCAGTGTCAAACGTGTAGGCAGCTGAGTCCATCAACTTGTTGAAGTTGAAGCTACCCGGCACGAATGGCGCGTTGGGGGTGAGCTGCTTGTAGATGTAGCCAGCACGTGTTTGCGCAGCTTCCCAAGAAGTGTCTGACTTCTTCACCAAGTCTTTGCCGCTGAATGTGTCCACGTTCCACGCGATTGCAGCGGTCATGGTGAGCATTGGGTGCGAGGGCATCATGGGCGCAGGCACGGGCAAGCCGTTGGTCTGGTTGCTCACATCGAACAAGTCGCCCAAAGGCACCCGGCGCGTCACATCCATGAAGGCTGGTTTTCCCTCGACGTTGAACGGCATGCGGATGGCCCGGTGGGTACCAATCGCGGAGCGCCCTTGCATGTACTCGGGCAAGCCTTTGCGCTCTTTGTCTTCGTCGCCACCGCTGAAAAGATAGCCCAACCAGTTGGCACCAGCGAGCAAAGCAATGGGGGCCAGCAAGCGGTCAGGTCGCGTCATGGCCGTGTGAATCAGCATTGGCACGGCTTTGTAGGTGTACGCAAAGAACGGGCTATACGTGCGCTTGATGAGCTCCACGCCCTCTGGCATATCGGCATAGTTGAAGATGTAGCGCTCAGTGTCCGTCACGGCATCGTCTGGCGACATCCCGGCTTTGCGTCGATCAGCGTAGATCATCAACTTGAAGAACTGGTCTTCAAACTCATAGGCGCTTTGCATCTTCTCGCGGTACCAACTCACGGGTTTGCCTGTCTTTTTCAAGAACTCGGCAACCTTGCCCACGCGTGAAGTGGCCACGCTCTCGATGTCGGACATATCCGCCAGGTCGGGCATGAGCAAGTTTTGGATTTCCAACGTCGCCCACTCGGTACCAAACAAGCCCTTGTCCACCGCCTCTTTGTAATACTCGCCTTTGGTGCGGTACTCGCGCACCGTGTTGCGCCAGTTGGCTGGGTTGGCCGGGTTCAAGCCAGCGAAGTGCATCACAAAAATGTTGCTCACCACGTTGTTGCCGTGGCTGACTGGGTTCCAAACGGTCTTGCCTTCTTTCCACAAGTTCAATGCCGTGTCGTAGGCTTGCATGAGCACGCCCTTGGGTTGCGTGTTGCGCTTGAGTGAGTCGGCCACTTGAGGCTCGACATACATCCCAGCCAGCGAGCCATAGGTCTTGGTACCGGGTGCGCCCTTGACCTCGACGTTTGGCACTTGCACCCAGCCGCCGGGGTTGTGCACCTTGGCCAAGTCGCTGTTGCTGGAGATTGACTTGAACAGTCGGCCAATGGCCACATCGCGTTGGGTTTCCACATAGCCCATTGCGTAGCGAAGCACACCGTCACGGACCTCGCCCATTTCCTTGCGCTCGTCTTCGGTGAAGTCGCGCCACATGAGAATGGTTGTGCCGTTGTACTTGCTTGGGATGCCCTTGCCCGAGTCCATCGAGTCAAACAAGTCTTGAGGGATTTGCTCACCATCGGCCAAGCTGGAAATCTTCCAACCGAACTTTTGAGCCAACTCAACCTTGTTGACTGGCACCTCATTGACCAAGCCGCGCGATTGCAGGCGAGCGCCACGGATTTTCAAGCGGGCCTTGGTGAACCAAGATTGAAGCATCGCCTTATTGGTGAGCTTGGCCACCAGTGGCGTGCGGTACAAGCGAGGCAGGTAGTCTTTGACCAAGCGGTCTTCGGACAACATGCCCAGCTCAACCAACTCTTGCGCCTGCACATCAAGTGCCGCCGTGATTGATGCCGCCAGCTCCACCATTTCTTGCGGGGGAACGTCAGCCACCTTGGCTTGGTTTTCAATCATGTCGGACAAGAGCACGCGTTGCTCTGGCGTCAACTCCATGCCTGTCTCTGCAATGCGCTTTGCGTTCTCCGTGGCTTTGTTTTGGTCCACGCGGAACTGCCGCAACATTTGCTTGAATGCCTCGGGCTTGTTGTCGGCCATCTTGATTTGGCCAAGGTAGTCCGTCGCATAGGCGGCCATTCGGTCGTAGACCTTGCGGCCTGCCACCCACTGCTTGCGGCCAGCGGCATTGACCTCAACGCTGAATGCGTCCTTGGCATTGATGGGCTCAAACTTGCGCTTTGGCTTTCCGAGGTCCAAATCAGTTTGGTCTGCCTGCTGTTCTTCTCCCTTCATGGAGAAGGGCACGTCGGCCATGTCGTTCCAAGTGTCAGTGGCTGGCTTGGCATCCACCTCGATCTTGCCGAAAATTTCATTGATGAGCGCGTGGGCCTCGTCATTCTTCACAGAGCGCAAGTCGGCAGCGTATTTCTTCAAACCAAAGAAGTCCGCCAGTTGGGCAAGCCACTTTGTAACCACGGAGCGAACACGCTCAAGCACGGGTTTGTCTAGCGTGCCGCTGCGGTTTTCCTCTGCGAAGATGGCCAAGGTTTCATCCACGCCGCGCGCTTTGGAGAATTCCTCGCCATGCGTTGCCTTCGTGCGCTGGCCAACTTCGGTTTGCACCCAAGCGTCTGCTTCATTCTTGATGAAGCTGTCGCGCTCGTACAGTTTGGCCATTTGAGCTATAAACTGGTCTTTGGTCAGAAATCGGCGCAAGCCATAGTGGAGCAATTCATGGAAAAACGTCCGTTGTACTTCGACTCGACTATGGAGGAAATCACGGAAAAGATAAATGCTGGAGTTGTGCAGAGCACCGGAAATTCCATCACTATCGCTTGCCCCCGGAAGTACCCCGACCGCAGTATCAAGCACCCGAATTACGGGTTTGTGCGCGAACTTCGCGAGCGCTTGGCTAATCTCATCTTCAATCGCGGACGGCGTTAAGCGCTCAGAAATATTGACGCCCTTGCCTTTGCCGCTTGTGCTGTAAATCTCCACCCCCTTGTCGCTGTCGCGGGTTTCGATGGCGCTAAAGAATTCATCAAAACCTGCTCGAATCGCTGGAATTTCGTCAGCCGTTGGGTATGGATAACTGTCATCCATCTGCATGCCAAGCGCAGCCATTGCTTTCCAAGTCTCAGGGTCAACAATGTTGGCCAAATAATCATTCGATGCACTTTGGTCTTGCAGTTTGGCAATCAAATAGCTCTCGAAGGCACGTGCCGACATTTCCACGTCAGTAGTCCAATAGTCTTTGCTGCGCTTGCCATCGAGTTGTGCAGAGCGTGCCTTAATGGCCGTCGAGTTAATCGCCTTCATCACGACGCCATAAGCGTCCACCATTTCTTTGCGCACACCTTTGTCTTGATACAAATACTTACTGCCAATCGAAGCGAGCTTCACATCGGTGGCGTCTGTCATCATGCCATCGGCTTTGTTGCGCTTGCGTGAGAAGTAGTTGTCCAGCGCGTGCCACCATTCATGGCCAAGACTGCCAGCGCCATTTTTCTTGGTGAGGTTAATAACCACCATGTCGGGCTCATAGTGAGCGGCGGCAGGACTCACACCACCACTACCACGGGCGCCAAACGCAAGGCCCAGCTCGCCATTGAGCGAGATAGCTTTTGGTGGCACTTCAAGCACAGCGGCCATGTCCATCAATGCGTCGTATGCGTCATTGAGGTCTTGCTGGCGGCGGCCTTGAGCAACCCAGTTACCAAACTCCACACCACGGAAACCAAACGCGGCGCCAAACATTTGAGGCGTCACATCCTGGCCGTTGCGCATATCTTCACCCACGCGCGGCTTGTTTGTGTCGCGGCGCTCACGTGGAATTTCTTTAGCCTTTTCCAATTTGTCCACCAGCTCGGCTTGGCTTTCAGCTTTGTAGGTGCGTGCCTCTTTGACCGTGGCGAATGGCCCGGCCAAGTCGATGTAATTGCGGCCCAGCTTCTTGCCAACAAAGAAACCATCGACACGGTGCTTTGAATAAATATCGAAGGTGACTTGCTTCTTGGCATCCGCTTTCGCGTTCATGCCCGCATACATTTCTTTGAACTTGGTGAGGACTTCTTCTTTGGTGTTACCTGCGGCGATGGTGCGCGGCCAGCTACCAAATGATGTCGACTTCGCCTTTTGCTCAATCACCCACTTGGTCACATTCTTCTCGCCCGAATAGAGCGAATAAAAGTGCTCATCCATCGTGATGCCATCAAGTGATTTATCGTGACCAACTTCCAAGTAAAGCTCAACGCGTCCTTGCAGTGGCTTTAGTGTGCGTGACTCTTGCAACAACTTCTTGGCTTGTGCTGCGGAGTTGTCGCCAGGTGCCATGATTGAACTGGCCATTGAGCGAAGGCTCTTGACCTGCTCTGCCCAGCGTTTTACCTTGTAGCTTTGGCGTGGCTTGGCTGGAATTTCGTCGCGTGCTGCACGAATAAATGCCACGGTCCAGGGGTCAGTGCCGTTATCGAGTAAAGCTTGATAGTCAGGCTGCGGCCAAACCTTTGAAAGTGGTTGCAATGCAATGTCGTCGTCAACAACTTCGCCAAGTTGGTCCTTGAATGAAGTCCACACGTCTTTTCGTGCGCCACCAATCTTCTGGCCAAAGTCTGCGATTTTGTCTTGCGCCTCGGTTGGAGTTTCGGCTTGTGTCACTGGCTTGTTGCTGCGCTCAATCACTTCGTCTTTGGCTGAGAACATAGTCGAGTGAGTGCGCGGTGATGAAGTTGAAACCCATTCGCCATCGCGCTTGCCAACGCCTTCAACGGTCACGGACCAGTTGCCGCCATTCCAATCAAACGATAGGACGCGGCTGTTTGTTTTCCAATAGTCGCTCTTGATGATGTTGCCCACTGCAAAGTGGTCTTCGAGCTTGGCGCGTAATTCTGCGGTGCTCTCTTTGCGTTTGCGTGCTGGCTTGGCTGGTGCTGCTGCTGGCGTCGCTTCTGGCGCTGGCTCTACCTGCGCTTCTTCTGTTGCTGGGGCACTGAAAATATCTTGCTGGCCAGACAATGAATCTTCGGCGCTTTGACCAAGCTGAAAGTTATCTGAACTGGCACGCTGACGGTCAGCAATGTCTTTTGCCTCGCGCTCTGCCTTGGCGTTTTGTTCTGCCTCTCGGTCTAGGCGCTTGCGTTCTTGCTCGGCCTGTTCGAGCTTGGCCAAGCGGTCCTCAATGTCTTGAGGCGTGTAGCTGGTTAGTCCGTCTTGCTCTGCCAGTGGCGTGTAGGTGACGCGGGTTGCGCGATAGTTGCGTCCATCACCAACATTTTTCCCAGTCAAGGTAATGCTTGTGTTCTGGGTTTCATCATTAACTGGCATGGCATGAGTTGCCAGGCCCATGATTTCGCGCCATTGTTCAAATTGCGCTTTGTTCAACCGACCGTTTGAGACCTCTGTTTTCTTTGTGAACTTCTCACCGCTGTCGGATGTGAATTCTTCTGTATCAATGGTTGCGTTAGCCAACAATTTGTCGGCCAAAGAAATTAGCTGGTCGTTGCTTTCTTTGGTTGGGGCTTCAATTTGCCCTCGCGGATTCCCTTGTTCACCACCATCTTGGCCAGCATTTCCACTGCTTGTGGACTTGGTTGCTTCGGCAATGGCTTGGGTGAAGGCGTCTTTGGCGTGTTCATAGTATTCGTCTTGGGTGGCGTGTGGGTACTGTACTGCGATTCGCTCCAAAATGCTTTCGGCATCAATGCCTAGCGCATCCAGTTGGGCGGCATACGCGGCAACTTCGGTTTGCAGTTCTGGGGATGCTTGTTCAAAGCCTGCATCATCTTCTTGGCTTAATCCGAAGTCATCAAGTGGTGCAAACGGGTCGAAGTCAGCCTCTTGCGCAGCCTCTTGCTGGCTGGCCAAGTAGTCTTGAAACTGAGTTTGATGCTCAAGCTCTGCCATGTGCTCCCAGCCTTCATCGGTGTACTGGGGGTTGCTGACACTACGCTTGATTAAGTCATACGCTGCGCGCTCGCTGTCTTCTTTGAGATAACCATATTCCTTCAAAGCCTCGGTCGCCTGGGCAATGGTCATGCCTTTGCCGCTGCCCGCAAAAAGCCAGCGATTGCCGATTTTGATGTTGCCCTCAATCCCCAGGTTTGAGCGCTCGCTTGGAGCCATGCCGCCACGTGATGCGATGAACTCATGCGCAGCCATTGGTTTGCCTTTGGAGCCAGCTTCTGAGCTGGCCCCACGAATGCGCTTGGCCGCCTTTTCTTCTGCGGCAAGCTGTGCGGGCGTCTTGTCAGCCAGCACAAATCCGCCTTTGACTTGCTTGACTCGCATCAAAGGTTGCAGCTTCTTGGCTTTTTGAGCTTCGGCTTTTGTCTTGAATGGGATGCCGCCTTCATCAATGCTTTGGCCCTCCTGGCCAATATGGCCCGTGATGGTTTTTGCTTGACTAGGGATGAACGGAATTGAGGCGGCTACATTGCCAGCGGGTTGGGTATTTGCTGGTGCGACTTGTTCTGAAATTTGTCCATTGGACTCCAATGATGTAGCGCGCACCTCTGGCTGAGTTGCTGCATTTCCTGTGAGGTCCAGTTGCCCGGCGTCGCGTACTCGTTGCAAAGCTGCCATGCCTGGGTCTGCGTCAAGTGGCCCGCTTCCAAGGTCGCTTGAATCCACATTGTGTAAATCATTTGCTGTGCCATCGGCCACGGGTTCCTTGTCGAGTTGAATGTCATCGGCCACGGGGGTGAGTTTTGGCGCATTGAGCGGGCTGTCTTGTGTCGCAGTTGAGGCAATAAGGTCAGCAAGCGATTGCGCGGCCATTGGCGGCGCTTCTGCGCTTGGTTGCGCCTCTGGTGCCAATGGTGCGACTTGAGCAGCTTGCGGCTCAGATACGGGTGCCTGCTGTGTAACTGGTGTTGGTGTAGTGCCAAAGATTTTTTGCACGGCTGATTGATAGTCAGCAAGTGTGGGCGCTGCGGGGGATTGACCTTGGCCAGAAGGCGGCAACGATGGGGCGACGGGTGGCACTGGGACGTGACGCGCCGACAATGCGGCGCCAGGCACGGTGCCAGCCAAAGTGTCAATTGCAGCTTGGCCAAGGCCCTCAGTGATTTTTGTTTGGCCATCAATGCCGCCAACAGTTGCATTGCCTACGGCTTGAGGGACAAGGGTTTCAGCCAGCTCGCCTGCCCATTCAATCAATGCACGGCCAGCACGTTGCTTGAGGCTGTTGCCCACTGCGGTGCCAGCGATGACTTTCTCCAAACCTGTGGAGCCTGAAACCAATCCTGTGAGTGCGCCCGCGGCTTGCGCGGGCAGAGCTTTGATGGGGGCAAGTAACGCCACGGCTTCCTCATGCGGGATGCCTTTTGAAATCAATTCCTGGTATTGGCCATCGTTTTGCCATACTGAGGCTGGCAAGTTGCGCAGCACATCAGCGGTTTGACTTGCTGCGTCACCCGCGTTTGAAAGCGCATTGACGGTGCCCATGACTTTGGTGCCAGCACCAAGCATGCCTAGTCCGATAGTCGGACCAACGGAGCCAGCGCCACGAGCAACGACATCAAGCCCGGCAGCGGGTTGCGTGAAAAGCGAATTGAATGCCGCACGTGCTGCGGCCACCTCTCCACCATTTTTCTTGGCTGCGTAAATCTCAAAGTCACGTTTGGCTTGCTGGTCCCGCAAGTCATCAGACTTCAAACGGTCGGCGCCTTTGTTGACGGTCTCAAAAAATTTACTGACTGGGTTATCGCCAGCATTGATGTTGTCCGTAACGCCCTTGGCCATGCCATAAGTGCCTTGGTACAAACCAAGCACCGTGTCAGCTATTGCACGGGGAACGCTGCGCTCTTGAGCGGGGGTGAACTCGCGCGCTTCTCGAACTGGGAAAGCTGGCTTAGGTGCAGGCGTGTCATCCAGTGCGCGTGCTGCATGACTAGCGGCAGAAAAATCAAACTTGGTTGGGTCTGGTGCAATACCTTGGAGCACGCTTCGTTGACGTGGCGCAGCGGCGGCCAGAATCTCAGCGGACATCGAGCCCATAGGGTCGCCCGTGGGCTCAATGCTTTGGCTTTCTCCATCAAGGGCCCCTGTGAACTCTTTTAACTTGGGTGTTGCGTCAAGTTTTCCGTTGAACTCACGAAGGGCCATTTATCACTCCAATTGGTATTTCTTCCCGTCTGGACCTTCATAGACTGGTTTGCCATTTGAGGTGCCAATCTGCTTGTAGCCAGCGGGGACAGTGGCATCAATTTTGGGAGTCTCCGTGCTGACTGGCGGATTTTTGGCACGGTTCTTTTGCTTGGCTGCCGCGACGTATGAGGCTTGGTTTGATCGCTCCGCATCGGACAGTTTTGACAAGACACCTTTGATGATGTCTTCTTCGCTTGTTGGCTTGTCAGTGCCTCCAAACAGTTTGGAAATTGCACCCGCCTGCTTAGTGCTTGGGTTGGCCAATTCGGTTGCAAGTTGTTGCACTACGCTTTGGTCCAGTCCAAGCATGTCGTTGTATTGGTCGGGCACACCCTTCTCTCCAAATTTGGCAGTGCGGGCCTTTTTAATGCGCGCCAAGATGTCGTTGTCTTGAGGCGTCAAGTCCATCGAGTTCTTGCGCAGTACCGCGGCCACGGCCTCGCGCGGCATGTCTTCCACATATTTGCGGGCGGCATCTACGTCTTGATTGGCCCGGAGCTGGGCATTGGTCAAAGGCTTGCCGCCGCCCCCGGAATCAAGCGCATCACCTTCGAGTGTGTGCTTGCGTGCCGAAGCGCTGGCATTGCTTGCTTGGGCATTGTTCTCATTGGCCTTTGAATTTTCAACGGCGCCGAAAATCTTGGCCAACACTGGGTTGGCTTCTACTTGTCCGCCAGTGAAGTTGTCCAGGCTGTAACCCGTGTTGCCCACATTGTCAAAAAGCGGCTTTCCCGCTGCTGCTGCGTTGGCCTTGCCGTAGTTGACGGCCAGGGCTGGGTTTGCCACAACAGCATCAATGCCTCGACCTTTTTGCTCGTCAAGCGCAGCTTGGGTCCCTTGGTGCACATTGCTGCCAGTGGCATACATGCGCTGCATCACGGAAATGGCTTGGCCAAGTTTCTTGACCGTATCTGCATCCGCTGGTGCTGGCATCACTGGGCCAACGCCATCCGCCGGGGCTTCGTAGCTTGGCCCAAAGCTGCCAGTCTCCAGTTTGTTCTTGAATGCCGGGGCAAGGCTGGTTGGCAAGCCAAGACTCAGCATGGCGTTTTCAACTGGCGTTTGCTGCAAAGCGAGCTCATTCTTTTTGAGTGCTGCTTCTGCACCGTATTTCTCGCCTGCCATCTTGTGCATGTAGAGGCTGGCCTCTTTGCCCATTGCATCTTGTGCATATTTTTGTCGGACGGCCTCACCTTGGAAAAGTGCACCAAGGCCAGAGCCCACGCCGCTACCTGCGGCTGCCCAGGGGTTATCAACTGCGAATGTTGGCATGGCTTATCCGTTACTTAAAAATGTTTTTGAATGCAGATGCAAAGTTATTGGTGTCGCCCGTCCATCCTTTGTTGGTGTTGAGCGTTGCGATTGGGTCAGGGCTCATATTGGCCGCGGTAATGTCTGCGGATGTCACGCCACCAGTCCCACCCATTGCTGCACCTGCGCCGCCTGCTGTTTGAAGCAAACTGCCCATGAACATTTTTGAGGCATCTGGTCGGCCTGCTACTTGGATGGCAATTTGGTCCGCGGCATTTTGGCCGCGTGAGAAATTGTTGAGCTGGTCAATGGATTGACCTGTATTCATCAAATTAATGTCTTCGCCCATGCGCAAACGATTTGAAGCCGTTGTCTTGCCAAGCAAAGCTGCGAGCTGCTGGGCTGCCTTGACGGAATTCAATTCCGATTGAGCTTTGGCGGTGGTGTAGTCACCAGATACATTTCCCTGAGTTGTACTTTGCTGTGAGCGAATTGCCTGGCTCTCGCTGACCGGAGTAATCAAGTCTTTTGTGATTTGGTCAGCGATTTGGGTTTGCGCTACTTTTCGATCAGCGGGTGCAAAATCTTGCGCAGCGCCAACAGCTTTTTGCTCGGCTTGCATTTGCAAGTCGCGTTGACGGCTAAGGCTTTCGCGAATGGCTGCGTTTTGTCGCTCTTGTGCGTCAGAGCTGGCTTGGTACTGCATGTACGCGCCAGAAAGTAATGCCGCAAGGGCGTATGGGGTTATCGGGTCCATATCTCAACCTCCCTTATTTGCCAGCGTATCGCGTGAGTGGCGACGACACACCAAAGTTTTGTTGGCCATAAGCCATGCCAGCGGTCGTGCCCTGGTTCGCTTGATTCATCAAGTAAGCATTGCTCAAGTCGCTGAATAAGTTGCCGACGGTTGCGCCAGCGCGGGCTTGGGCTACGTTGTCAGCATTGACTTTCAAGCCTTCAAGTGCCATCGTGGCGGCAGAGCCCGTGTCAATGCCAGATTGCGCCATGCTCAAAAGATTGGAGCGCGTGCGCTCGTCTGCTGTTTTCAAGTCGGCAGCGCTTTGGTCGGCGATACCACCAGCGCGCAACAGACCTTCATTGGTTCGGCGGTCAAGCTCTTGATTACTGTCGACATCAACGGAGCCGCCCATCAAGCCATTGCGAGCCAGGCCAAAACGGTTGTCACGCTCTGCGACTTTGGCTTGTCGGTCCACCTCTAGCTTGTTGAGGTCATACACGTTTGATTTTTGGTCCGCGTACATGGCATCGCGCGAATTGGATGGGTCTCCATCAACCCAGTTGCCATTTGCATCTTGCACTTTGTTGTTGAACACATTGTTAATAGTGCTGGTTGCCGCCTTGATACGTGCCTGGCGTTCTTCTTCTTGACGCCGAGCTTCTGCACCAGGGTCTCCACCACCACCGCCTTTGTGGGGGCGCATGCGCTCTCCAGCACGACGCGGCCATGCACCGATTGCTGGTCCACCAAACTGAGCCGATAGTTCGGACTCAAGCTGCTCAATCGTCATTCGGGTTTGCATAATTTCTCCAGCTCACAACTCAGTGCGCACCACTCGGTACGCGTTTTCAAATCCATATCGGCCAAGCATTCGAGCCATTGCATTGCTGCATGACGCCTCAATCACCGTTGCCCCTGCACTTTTGCACCATGCGCGAAAAGTGACTAAAAATTCATCGGCAACCAAGTCCAAACCTTTTCCACCCATCGCCATGATGTTCACGGCAAGCGTTTGCGGGTAATGCACAAATTCAAATGCCAGTGCCATCACGGCTTCTCCGCCATCTTCAATCACTGCGGTAATCACCCGGCCCTTCGCGTTGAGATCACGGATGTCATCAACCGTGAATTCGCCGCGTGCGGCCTGGTCAATCACTGGTTGCAACAATGGCTTGGCCAGGTGGAATTTTTGCTCTAGAAGCTCAGGGCTGGTGATAAATGTCACGTTCATTTAGACCGGGCCCAGCACGTCGTAATAGAGCGTCACGGCATCCAAGCGAAATGGCTTGTTGTCGTAGTTGCGGAACTTGAGCGAGAACTCGGTGCCGTCGCATCCAACGGGAATCATTCCACCCGGTCGGGTGTTGCCCTTGACGCTCACTGCGTCAGTGAATGCCGTTGGGTCCCGCACGTCGTAGCCCACGGAGAATTCGCAGCGACCTTCCATCACCAAATCGACGCCATGAATGACTTTGCGCATGCCGGGGCTTTTGAGGTCCATGTACGGCAGCTGCAAGATCACCTCAAACAAAGCACCTTGGTCCGTGCTTGCGGCGGTGTCCAGCTTGTAAACGTTGTCACCTGAGCGGATGTAGAGCTCTTGGCCAAGCTCGGCAAAGGCGTCCACCGACTCGGGCAAGTAATACTGGCTCCAAGCGGCAATCTTTGATGTGCGCGAAATCGAATACACAAACAAGTGATTGCCGATTGCGCAGATATATTGGCCAGTGCCGTAGAAGTAAAACGACTTTGGTGTGATGCCAGCCACCTTGGTTTCAGCGCGTACCAGCGAGTCAATCGGTGAGCCCACGTCCACGTCGGCCAAGTTGTTGGTCAGTTGCAGCGTGGTGATCGAGCGAAAGCCGTAGTCACTCAAGAAGTACAAGTCGCCCGCGACGTTGGCCACAGAGCGTGGAAAGCTGGTGCCCACGTTTTCCACAATGGTGCCAAGCCGCATGTTGGCCGGGTTGGGGTCCACAAACCACGTTTGCGCGCCGTCCTTGGACAACACCACCAGCTTGCCTTGATAGATGCCCAAGGCGTTTGCGCTTCGGTCGCCGCGTGAGTTCAAGCCCGTTGGCAAGAAACCAGCGTCATTTGCTTCCGTCCAGTTGCGTGGGTCGCCAGTCTTGCAAAAGCGCACCGTGTCGTTGTTGATCGCAAACAACTTAGAGGCCAGCTTGACCACGCCTGCGCTGCTTGGACAGTTTGGGTCGGTGACTTGTGTGACGGCAGAGCCATCGAGATAGTGGTGCTGGACGGCACCCGTCGTCATTTGCGCGGCCACATAGATGTAGGCGTTGAACACGTCAACATAGGGCACGTCTTTGAGCACTTGGCCAGAGCCAAAGTCGATGTGGTGCGACTGGAAAAGTGGGTTGGCGTGGGTGATGCTGCCTTGCGAGTAGAAGGTGTGCAGCTTGCCAAACGCGGCAAACAATCCCTTGGTGCCAGCTTCAAGCGTTTGAACCAGCGTGATGCCGGGGCGCTTTTGTGTGGCCAAACCCGTGGTGACATACGCATTTTTCATTTCGCGCAAGCGGTTGGCATCCGACACGGATGCGCCTTTGCGAAGGTCAATGCCTAAGTCAAATCGGTCAAAGGTAATGCTTGGCATATCAGCTCCGCAGCGTGTAGCCACCGTTTGTCGTGCGCGCTACTTGGGGCTCACGGTTGGGCTCTCCGGGGCTTGCAAAGTAGCGACGGTTTTCTTTTTGCAAGGACTTCTCTTTGGCGAGCATCACCTCAAACGATTTGGCAGGGGCCTGCGCATCGGGTTGGCGGTAATGGGCTTTGGCGTTGGCCAAGGCATACAAGAACACCAGTCGATGCGGCACGCTTGGGCGGTCGGACTGTTGCTCAAAGCGGCTCTTGCCTGCGGTGTACTCAACAATCAAGTCATAGGCGCGTTCAGGCACTGGCCACACTTCAAGCTGGCCGTTGAGGTTGTCGTACTTTTGAGGGCGGCGGCGCAGCGCTGAGAAAGCACGGTCGGCCTCGGTGATGCCTTGACTCATGGGCTCGCGGATGGTGTCCGATACTTTGAGCCAAATTGAAATCACATTGTTTGGCTCGATGAGCTCGTTCTCCACATCGTTGTGCCAGTCGTAGATGTAAGAGTCAGGGCTCAACACGATTGCAGTTTTCTTGCGCATGACGGGCGGCATGAGCTCGCTATAAATGAAGTCATGCGCTTCTTGCAAAAAGCTCTTGAGAATCACCTCGTTGTTTTTGATCGCAGAGCCTTGCATCACAAAGCCCAACCGACCGCGCAGCTCCGTGAGCAATTCGCCCATTGTTTTGTTGCGTGCTTCGAGTCCGTTCATGGTTGAGTCCTTATGCTGGGAATTTTTCTTTGAGCCAGTTCTCCAGCATGAAGATGGCCCGGCTACCCATGTGGCCCGACACACCCACAAATGCCGCCGTCATCAACTGCGAGATTCCCGCGTTTTCGCAAAGCCAAAAAGTAATCACGCCAGCAAATGCGCTTGTCACCAACTCACCAATGAACTCAATCAGATTGAAGACACGGGCGTGGCCCGTTTGCATTTTTCGCATGAAGTTCACAATGCCTCCCAATATGGCGAGCAAGAAAACCCACGCGTATGTGAGCAATGAATATGAGGTTGGGTCTTTATCAAGCACGGTGCGTGGTTCCTGTTCTGGCCGCTGTTGATGGGAAATTTCTTAGGCCGCATTGATGGCAGACCACCATACGGTGCCGGAGTCCTCGTTGGACTCGACGCCTTGCAGAATGACGATTTGCTCAAGTTTTAATTTGGCGTTTTCTTGCGCAAGCAATTTGCTTTGCTCGATGAAACTTTGATAGCGCGGCTGCACGTCAGCCGTGATGAGGGTTGCGTCGTTCTCGACGGACTCTTTGAACTCAACAATATCGCCGTAAGACTTGTGGGCCCATGCGAACACGGTTGGCAAATGGGCAAAGCCAGTGAGCGAATCTTTAAATGCTTGCGGCAATTCATCTGGCCCGGCAATGAAGTTGGTTTGCACGATTACCTCGCCTGTCGCGGCGTCGTGCTTCACTAGGTTTGCTCCGACTTTTTCGTAATACTCAATCGGCGCACCCGTGGCCAAGTCAAAGGCGACCCACTCGTATTCGATGCCATCGCAGCTTGCTTGGTGCTGGTACCAGTCAGTCACCACGCCATCTTTGACCTTGATGTGAAAGAGCTTATCGTTTGCGAAATAGCCGAAGGTGCGAGACCAGCGAGCGTTTGTCGTGAGGTTGAAAACGGAGTGGTTGTTAAACAATGGGTTGGCACCTGACGCTACGAAAGCGCCAGCCTCACCAAAGGAAATCGGCTCTTGTGCAAACTTCGCACAATAAAACTGATAAGCCACATACCAGTCGGCAAGCATTATCTGGGTCACATCAAACACTGGCGTCATTGAGGCTTCGCGATTGATTTGCTCGCGCAACGTTGCCGCGAAATAGGTAGCCTCATCGACGGTTGCAAAAGCAACGGTGCTGACGGTGAATGGATTGAAGATTTGGAACATTAGGAAACGCCTCCATAAACCCGCACTTGTCCGGGGCCGGGCCATGAGACTGCTTTGCCGTTCAAGTTGATGGCCTTGCCACCCGCACCACCGCCGCTGGTCAATGTGTACGCCATGTTGACGGAGCCGTTTCCACCGCCACCGCCTGCGCCACCGCCACCGCCCGCAGTCGCAGTCGATGAGCCGTTTGCGTTTTGGTAGGCAGAAGTACCGCCAGCGCCACCCCAGCCTCCGCCGCCACCACCCGCTGCGCCGCGTGAGTATGGGCCGCCACCAACTGCGCCACCTGCTGCACCTGTGCCGCTTGATGAGTTGCCACCTGCGCCGTTGCCGCCTGCGGTCGTGTTCGCACCACCGCCGCCGCCGCCACCGCCACCGATGTAGCCGTTGTTGACGATTGCCGTGGCATAGCCAAGCGAAAGCGCGGCACCACCAGCACCGCCAACACCCGTTGCGCCAGCGCCGGGCGTGCCCGTGATGTAGCTGTTGTTTACAAGCGTCAGCGTGTCGCCCGTCGTTCCGCCAGTCAACGTCAAGCCAACGCCGCCAGAGCCGTAGCAAATGCCACTGACCGTGACGGTGATGTCCGATACCCCGGCGACGTAGCCACCAATGGCTGCCACGTTGAGCGCCACGTTGGCACCACCGCCCAGCGTCGTTGAGACTGCCACGCGGTTTGATTTGCCGCGTCCATCGCTCATGCTGATTGCACCACTGGCCTTGCCAAATAGTGTGCGCACCGCTGAGTCATTCAGGCTTCGCGCTGACGTACCTGCGGCACCAAGCTCAACGCTCACTTGCGAAAATGAAATTGGGTTTGGTGAGACTGGTAGGGTCACTTGAGTGCGGCCTTAATGGACTGAATCTCAGAGTCGATTTCTTTGATTGCTTCAATCAAAAGCGGAATCAAGCGGTCGTACTGCACGGTCAAGAACTTGGCATCGCATGGCGCGGGTGCTGTCACCTCGGGCAGTGTTGCGTAGCACTGCTGTGCCGACACGCCCACCTCGCGCTTGACCTGATAGCCGTATGACTGCGCCAGCTCGTTGGCTTCGTAGTAGAAGCCGCTCAAGGTGCGCACTTTGGCCAAAGCGTCTTGAATCAGGCCGAGGCGCTTTTTGAGTCGGTCGTCAGAGTAGTAGGCCGTAATGTTGCCGAAGGCGCGAATCTCGCCCTTCACGCCCGATGCGGCAGTGCCAACACCCAGCGAGTTGGCTGCGCCATCTGTGTTGATGTCCAAGCCAACGCCTTGTGGGCCAGTTGCACCTTGTGGGCCCGTGGGTCCAGTCGGTCCAGTCGAGCCAGTTGTGCCCGTTGGGCCTTGGATGCCCTGCGCGCCTGTGGAGCCTTGTGGTCCAGTTGGGCCAGCGGGTCCAGTTGCGCCCGTGGTACCCGTCGCGCCCGTCAAACCAGTGTCGCCCTTGGCGGCCACCTTGTTCCATTGCGTTGTCGCAAGGTCGGTGGGAATCACGTTGGTTGAGGATTGCAGCGCAACCCATGAGCTGCCACCGTATGACACGACATCATCAACGACATACGCCGTTGTGCTGTACCAAACGCCCTTCCAGTTCATGCCCTTTGCGCCCTGAATGCCTTGTGGGCCTTGGACGCCTTGAACACCCTGCGCGCCTGTTGCGCCAGTATTCCCGGTCAAGCCTTGCGGACCAGTTAAGCCCGTGGGGCCAGTTGGACCAGTTGGGCCAGTCAAACCTTGTGGACCCGTCAGGCCCGTGGGGCCAGTCATGCCCGTGGGACCAGCTGGCCCGGTGTTGCCTGTTGGGCCAGTCATACCAGTTGGACCAAGCGGGCCAGTGGGGCCGAGTGGGCCAACGTCGCCTTGAATGCCTTGCAGTCCTTGTGGGCCGATAGGACCAACGGGTCCCATGGGGCCGACTAAGCCCTGCACGCCTTGGTCGCCTTTTTCGCCCTTGCCGAATGGCACGCCACCCGACCACACGCCAGCGGTGTTACCTAGGCGAACGTACAAGAAGCCGTTATCAGTGGCCAAGAAAGAATAGCCCGCGAGCTCTGCGTTGTGGGTTGCGCGGTCGGCATACAAGCCAACGGAATCCACATGGAACGATTGCCCTGCGCTACCTTGAACACCTTGCGGACCTTGCGGACCTGTGGGGCCTTGATCGCCCTTGGCACCTTGAATGCCTTGCGTGCCTTGCGGACCTTGTGGGCCAGTGGCTCCAGTTGAGCCAGTTGCACCCGTGGTGCCGATTGGACCAGTTGGGCCCGTGTCGCCTTTGAGGCCAATGGTGCCTTGCGCGCCTTGTGGACCAGCCGGACCAGTCAAGCCCGTGTCGCCTTTGAGTCCTGTGGGGCCTGTGAGTCCTTGAGTACCTTGTGGTCCCGCTACACCTGTGTCGCCTTTGACACCTTGGGGGCCTTGCGCGCCTTGAGGGCCGAGGGCACCAGCTGGACCCGTTGGGCCGCGCTCACCAATTTGACCTTGTTGGCCAGTTAAGCCAGCGGGGCCTTGCAGTCCTTGGGGACCTTGGGGGCCAGTGTTGCCTTGCGGGCCTTGTGGGCCGGGAATGCCGTTGAGCAATTCGGCGGCAAGTGTGCTGCGGCTGACGACGCCATCTTTGAGGGTGCCGTCGTCTTTTTGAATTTGGGCGAGATTGTTTTCAATCCCGCTGATTGAGGTTGCAGCCGCATCTAACTCTCGGTTGATGGCCGAGTGGTCGGTATCGTCGCCTGTGCGCTCGGTAAAGTCGGTAGTGCGTTGATACGCTTGCGGCTGCATAAGGTCTCCCTCTAAACCCGCCGCTTAGGCGTTTTGTGTGTCGGTGGCTGGTGCGGCTTTTTTGCCTGCGGCTTGTTTTGCCAAAGGCTCGTCTTCAACGACAACCTTCTCAACCAACTCGGCCAAGCGTGCGCCTTCGTCGTCGCCATACACGTTGGCAACCACGTCGCTGCCGTACTTGGCACTCAAGCGCTCGAACTCGCCATCGCCGTCAATAGAAATCACGCCAGCGGCATCGCCTTCTGACACGTTCTCTTTGCCGAACAGCTTGCGCAGAACGATCATTTCGTAAGGGGGAATGGTCACTGGGGTGATGGTGTTTGCATCACGTCGGATGGTGACGTTAATCAGGGGGACATTCACATTGCTCATTGCATACCTCGCATTGCTCTCGGTTTCAAAAAACCCCGGCAGGGTTGAATCTGCCGGGGTGACTCAATCACTGGTTAGGCGATTGCGAGGACAGCTTGCGCGTTGCTGCGGCTCAAGGACAGAGCCAAGCGCAAGTTGACCATCGCGTACATGGCCAACACGTCGTGAGGACGGATAGGCGTCACGATGTCCATGTCGTCGTCGCGCAACTTCAAATACTTGGTATTCAAGAAGTAGCAGCGCTTTTCCCACTGGACGGTTGGAGTTTCCAAAGCGTCGAGGTCTTCAAATGAGGGGTCCCAAATGATTTCCACGCCCTTGAAGAACAAACCAGTGTTCACACCAGAACCCACACCCGCATCGAGCGTCTTGACGCTCTTGGCATCGGCCATGTTCGTGACGGTGATTTCCTTGCGGTACGCGTCAATGAACTTGCCACCAGCCAAGATGAAGTTGGGCGAGCCGCCGTGCTTGATAGCCTTGCGCCATGCGAATTCCATGCGTTGAGCCAACGTACCAGCGGTTCCAGTTTGAATCGCGGTCTCAGCGTAGTTGCGCCAGTAAGTAGCGCTCGCACGGTCCAAGCCACCCACAACGCCAGTCGTAGGCGCAATGGAGATCAAGGAATCCAAGCCAGTCACAGCGTCAGCACTTTGGGTGCCGCTGCGGTGCAATTCCATGTCCAGCTTTTGCATGAAGCCTTCTTTCAAAGACTCCATCTGCTCGTCGAGCAAGTTCAACAGTTGAACTTTCTCGTTCTGCTCCAGCTTGAATGCACCCTTGTCGCCTTCGCGCACTTTGATGCCAGCACCAAACAAGCGGTCATAGTCGAGGTACAAGCCATCAACAGCACGACGCCATGGGAATGCGGCTTGCTCAGTGGTGTTGCGTTTGTTGAAGGCCACGGCTGCTTCGCCGTATGCCCAGTTGAAGTTGCTGCCGTAGTCTTTGCGGATGTTCTCCACAACGTTCTGACGGGCACCCATGAAGGACTTGCGACCTTCCATGAGTTTTTTCAGCAAAGGGCGCTCCGTGGCGATTTGGTCCACGGGCATGTTGCGCAAGTATTCGTCCAAAGATACTTTGGCCAGCTCTTGCAAGTCTGCGTTTGAAATAGGCATGTCACTGCTCCGAATGAAAAGTTAAAAAACACCTTTCATGCCGTGAAGGGACGCAAACCCTTCGATTCAGCTTCTCGGCTCCCGACGCGACTTCGGGTACAGCTTTTGCCAAGACGCTTTGCGCTACTGGACGCGACCCCAGCGGTGACAGCGGTAATTGAGGCATGTTCCGCATCGAAGTAATGGCTGGGTTGTTGCGGCTGGCGAACTCCGCTTACGCTCTTTACAACTCAGTCACCACAACGATGCAGGACTTGGTAAAAACAAATATATGCGTCAGTCAATACACCGACGGATATTTGTTCACATTGATTGCATCTTTTTTGCAACCTTGCTCATTGCACCCGCTTGGCCACGGGTCAACTCGCCCTCGTCCACTTCCTCGTCAAGCTCGTCGAGCTCCAAGTCCATGTGCGTGATTTGCAATTCAATGCTTCGGTTGTTCGAGTTCTCGCTTGCTGATTGGCGCGAGCTAATCACCTTGGCTTTGGCTTCAAACATGAGCACGGTGCCCACGGCTGGCAGCTCTGTGATACCCAGCTTTTTGAGCTCTGCATCGTCCAGCGTCAGGCGCGTGCCGTATGAATAGCGCTCACCTTCGCCGGGGCCAGCAAGGGCGTATTCCTTGGATTCCTTCTTGGCTTCTGCCTTGGTGATTTTTAAGTCGGTCAATGCCATGGTGTTTTCTTTCAGTTACGTTGAGGCTCACAAGCCCATGTTGTCCATACGCTGCGCGAGGCGGTCGATGGGATTTGCGGATGAAGCGGTTGGCGTGCCAAGCGTGGCCGGGCGTGAGCGCATGGGTTGCTCATGCGTCACCACTGGAGCCTTGGGCACCACGATGCCGTCATACATCATCTTGATGGTGGCGGCCCACTGGTTTGGCTGGTAGGTGCTCACGAAGGCTTGCAGGTTGGCAGGGTTGCGAAAGTGCTCACTGATTGCCTTCATGCGCGCTGGGTGGTCCACCTCGTTCTTGCGCGTGTCAAGGTAGGTTTCCATGGCGCTTGCAGCGGTTTGCACGGTCTGCTGGTACTGCTGGTGCTGCTCTTGCGTTTGCTGCACTTGCTGGGCCTGCTGCGTCTTGGCAGCTTCGGTCTTGCGGTACTTGGCCAACTCCACGGCCTTGTCGCGCGTGATCTCCATGTTGTCCACCGCTGCCTTGAGGTCGTCTTGGCCTTCGAGCAAGTCAATGCCCGGCGCTTCCACACCCAACTTTTGATACAACGCGGCACGCTGGCCCTCGATCATTTCCAAGGCCACGCGCAAGTCGGTCTCTTTGCCCGAGTTCATTAAGCGGCCAAACTCCAAGGTCTGCGCAAAGTCTTGCGGTGTCATGCCCGTGGATGTCACCAACTGCTTGAACTCGGTC